TCATAATTCATCATTCAACTCCTTAATTTTATCCATATTGATTTCACATTGCTTATAGTGATAAAAAAGCTCACTATAAGCTTTTAATATATCTTTTTCATCTTGCACTATAGGTTTATGCGCTCTATCAAATTCTAAAAGCTCATTTGGTATTTGCACTTTTTGAATTTGTATTTTGGTTAGTACTTGTGTTTTGCTCCCACAGCCTATCAAGCATAGCATTAAAAAGCTTAGTAGTGTTAGTTTCATTGCTTTTGGATATATAGTTTTTAGCATCATTAACCCTTGTTTTGATTTGATTTTTTTGAGTATTTACATGAAAGAGTGCTTTTAGCTCTTGCTCGTGTCTTATTTTAAGCTCCTGAGTAATCCTCGTGAGTTCATTATTTACACTCAAAGCCAAATTTAAATCACTTTGACTTTTTTCTAATTTTGCGTTTGTGCTATCTAGCTTAAGATATAAAAATACATTAAGCATAAGCATTAGAGCTAAAGCAATATAAAGCTTTGTATTGTTAAATAAAAGATTTATCATTTCTTATTTTAGAAGTTTAAGTAAGTTTGGGTATAATTTCAAAGGGTGGAACACCAAAGGTGGCCGCCTTTGGTGTTAATCAACACTCAGTTAGGTGGTGATTAAATTGAACCATAAAATTCTAGTAATAATTATACTACTTTGTATAATTATAGTCAAGGCTTATTAGCTTTGATTTCCCCTTTAAAAGGGGAGCTAGAATACCACCTTTGGCCTACTTAAACTTTTATCTCCTTTCTAAAATTTGTTTGTAATTTCTAATTTTATATTTGATAAATCTTGTTGATATAGCAAATCATATAATTTTTTACAAGCTTGTCTGCTTTGACCTATACTTTCATCATTCTTAGTTAAACCTAGTAAAATACAACCTTTTGTATCTTTGTCAGTGTTTCCCCAATGGATTAAAATGTGTCTATCAAAAGGCACATCATCGTTGTAGATATTTACAACGCTATCATCATCGTTTAAAACCTTAACTCCTGCTACTACCCTTTTACCTTTATCATTAAAACTAGATAGTATATGTCTTTTTAGATTATAAACTCCCGCAGGAACTCTAAGGTCTTTTTCTCTTTGGGTACCTTCTTTATCTTCTTCTAAAGAAAAACACTCAAAAAGAATATTTTCTTTTTCATCTAAGACTTTAAACTCTCCTATGACACAAGTATTTCTTAAATACTTTCTAGTTAATTTTAGTTTCATTTTAATCCTTTAAAAAAACATTTAACCGCATGAAAGCTATTACATGCATGATAAAAAATAAAAGTTTTAATACTAGAACATCCTAAGGTTTGCATAGCTTCTTTTAAAGCCAAATCTGCTAATTTATAATCATTTCTAGTATTAGCTCTTTCACACAAATAATCATGCACAACAACCGCACTTAAATATTCAGGTGAGTTTGGTGGAAAAATACTCCAAAAAATGCGTGGCACTGAAGCACCATCACTAATAAAGCCTTTTGGCACGATAAAATTTAAACCACACAAACTAACTTCAAATTCTTTTACAACTTCAAATCTATCTTTACCAAAAGGCTTAACTATAACCCTTTTAAGTGTTTTTCTTATCATCTTGCCTACCCTTTTCTTCTTCTTTTATATAAGTATTTGTTTTTAAAAAACCGCTTGAAAAATTCTTTATTTTCTCAACTGCAATATTGTAAATATCTACTTCAGCTATTGCTTTTCTTGTTTTTATACATTGAATATTAATCATTACAGAAAGGATTTCTCCTAAAATCAAGAAGCTAAAACTATAATCTACAAAATAATATAAAGCATCTATTTGCTTTGCACCCAAAGCAAACATAAAAGGTATTCCTAGCATTAAAAACTTTGACAAAAGATCAGAAAAGGTATAAGCCTTAACACTTTCATTTAAGGCTAAAGTTCTGCAAAAACCTACTATTGCTGAAAATATAAAAATAACAAACAAAGTAAAAGCTTGAGCTTCTTTAATACCAGTATATGCTAAAAACTGAAAAAAAAAGCTAAGATAAAAGAACCTCCAAATAAAGCTATATTGGCTGAATTTTCTAAATGCGACATATTAATCCTCCCAAACAATAGCTTCTAAATCTTGTTCAGATTCAGCTTGTTCTATTCTTTCTTTTAATGCATTTGCTTTAAAGATAATTTCTTGGGTATGATAAGCTACACTTGAAGCAAATTTTAAAAAATCTTGTGATGTAAAAGTTACTTTTTCATCATTGATATCAATCCAAATGATTTCAGAAATTGAGTTAGTTCCACTTTGCATATCAAACATTAAATTAGTTGCAGCTCCAATGATATTTTGTTTGTCTTCTTTTCTTGTTTGAAAAGTATGCTCATTATAAATAAGTCCGCTTTCTAAAGCTTCATCTCTTTTAGTTTGAATTTCATGTTTTTTCTTTTCTTTTAAAACATTTAGTTTTTCATCTTCTTGTGAAATTGCTAGTAAGTACTCAAAATATAAATTCTCATTTTTATTTGCAAAGCAATACTCTTTTACTACTTTAGTACCATTTTCAATTTCTTGTGGTGTGATATCATCTATATACTCATCATTTTCATTTTTATTTAGCACTCTATCAATTAAAGCTATTTGGGTTTTAACTTCAATAGCCCAACTTATACTATTTTTATTTAACTTACCTATATCACTTAAAAACTTCTTATTTATAAACATAACATCTCCTTATTTTCCAAAAATATATCCATCAGCTGTTAGTTGTCCTTCAGGTATATTGCTATTAACAACCGAACCTGTAAATTTTGTTCCTGCCCAAGTGATTCTTCCACCTAATTGAACAAATTTAGATAAACTTCCACTATCTTGATTAAAAGTTCCTCCGTTAAATGTTATAGAACCTCCTAAACCAACTGCTCTAAAAGCGTGGTTGTATCCAAACTTAGTTCCACTGCTTATCTGAGAAGTATCTTTCATATTGATAAAATAAACATTAGCTTCAGTTGCAACTACGCAAGCTCCCTTGTTGTTTAATATATTAAAAGTCCCTGAAAACAATAAAGGAGACATATAAGAGCTAAAAACTATATTAATGTTCTCTATATTTTTGCAATCTATGTTTGTATTTAAATATCTAATAGTAGAGCAGTATTCTAATTGAAAAATTGTATTATCACTATATCCATTAGATAGGGATATTTTAAATGTTTTAAAATCTATACTAATTCTAGAGATTAAACATTTTAAAAGTATTTTAGAGCTAATTTCGATATTACTTACAAGTTCTAATGTTATTAATGTGTTATTAGTATTATGATATTTAGAAATATCATTTATAGCATCTTGAAAATTTTCATAATCACCACCTATACCCACAGTCTTTTTTATGCTTTGTGTTAATAGTTGTGAATACCTATCATCAGCTTGCCCTAAATTAATTCCTTCGTTTTCTTTGGTAGCTTCTGGAATACTTATAGGTTTTTCAAAAGAATTATTTCCACTAAATGAATTATCTTTATCTGTTGTTGCGGCTTTTTCTAGTTTTTCCTTAATACCTGCAATATCACCTTCGTTTTTTTCAACTCTTTCTTTTATCCCATTAAAATCTATTTGCGTTATTTTTTCATCTATTGAAGCTATCCCTTGTGTTTTAGCTTCTTCTATACTACTTAAGGCGTTGTCTTTGCTTGTTTCTATAGAAGATATACTTTCATCTTTACTAGTATTAATATCAGATAAAGAGCTAATTTTAGCTTCTTCTATACTACTTAAGGCGTTTGTGTTTAAAGATGTAAATTCTTGTATTTTTTGATTATAATTAGCATTGAATGCATTTATCAAATTATCTATATTTGCTCTTGAAATATCTACAAAATCTTTAAGTTCATTAGCTTTTTCATCAATTGAAGCAATAACTCCTGTGCTATCATTTATTACCTTATCACTAACTTCATTCATTTCTTGCAATATTTCATCACGCAAAGCTTTTAATTCTGTCTCATAGATTAACTTATCATTGCCTAGCTCTTTTTTAGCAACTTCGGCTAGTCTCCCCAAATCTTCATTAGCCATTAAAGCTCTTTGATTGAACCTATCATAACTTTGCTCAAAATGTATTTTATATCCTTCACATTTTGCAACAAGCTCATCAAATTTAACAATAGCTTCATTTTTTGCTGTTTCTATGGATGAGATTACTTGTTCACCTTTTGCTTCTAAAGCTTCGTGTAAACCTTGTGCTTTATTTTCTAAATCACTTTCTAAATTCGCAATTTGTTCTTTGAAATTTTTTATAAGCTCTGAATATGATTTAATGTCGTTTTCAAATTCTTTGTATAAAGCAATAACTTCTTTTAACTCTTCTAAACTCTCTTTGGTTTCTAGTAAAAGATTATAAGCTTGTATTATTTCTTTATACTTTATGCCAACATCATATTTTATTTCCTCCAATTTTTTGACACTATCTATCATTTCTTGATTTAATCTTTGATTTTCAAAAAAGATAGTATTTATTTTATTTTTTATAATTTCGCTTGCATCTAAAACTACTTTACTAGCTTGCGATGAAAGCTCGTTTACTTCTTTTTTTATCTGCAAAAGCTCTGGCTTTAGTCCCCTAAGCTCATCAGCACTATAGTTTAACTCTTGCACCAAATCTTTACAATGTTCTAATTCTCTTAAAATATCATCTTTTATTTTTGAGCTTAATTCAAAATATTCTTTTGATAATTTTGTATTATTTGTAGCTTCTGTGATAATGGCTTCTAGATCTATCTTCATACTTTCATATTTAGATAAATCATCTTTTAAGCTTTCAAATACAGGTTTATTTTCTTCTATAAAGCCTTTTATAAGCTCAAGTTCTTCTTTAGAACTTGAAAAATCATTATAAGCTTGCTCTATAAAACTAAAACGCTCTTGCATAATGCTAAATTTTTCATTAACACTAGAAAATTTAGTATCAAAATCTTTTTTATTTTCGCTAAAACTAGTATACATTGTTAAAACTTCTTGTTTTAGTTCTAGTGTTTGTTCATGTAAAGAATTTACGCTCTCTTTTAAACCGACAATTTCATCAAGTCTTGTATTGTCTAAAGCTCTAGCTATAGTATCAATTCTTAATAAAATTTGATTAATTAATTCTAGCTTTTCTTTACCTGTTTTCAATTCAGCTAAACTTACCATTTTACTCCCCTGTATAAAAATCGCTATCTTTTATTCTTCTTTGGCAAAATAACAATAAATCATCCATTGCTTCAAGCCATTTTTTAGTATCCAAATAAGCTATAAAATCTAAGTTTGTAATACTTTTTTCATAATCATCATAACTCTTTGCTCTGATAAATTTTTTATATGTATCACAAGTGTGCATTTTCAAGCTCCTTTCCATCATGGTAATACTCTGCATAATTTTTTCCAAATTCTTTTAAAGGCTTGATGTTTAATTCATTTTCTATTTTAGAACGCATTAGATCAGGTATATCAGCTTTTTTACCCTTATGTGTCTTTTTTTTAGCATTGAGTATAAATTCTCTAGTGACAACATCTAAATTACCCATAACATCAAGATTATAGTCTTTATTCTCTTTTAAAAAATTATCAAATCTTTTCCATTTATTCTCATCACTCTCTTTTTGATTTTTGATTTTTTCATCAAGTTTTTCTTTAACGCTTTTCTTGTTTTTCCTATCCTCCTTTAGTTTTTCGATTAAGTTTTCTTTAGGCTTATCTTGGGTAGAATTAAAAATATTTGGTAGCCCATTCAATGTATTATCATTTTTGCTACCTGGTTGGATGAAAGTTTGGATAATGCCAACATTTTCATTAGTATTTTTCTTACTAACTTTTTCAAGTCTTGTTAAATCTTTTTCTTTAACTTTTGTCACATGTCTAACTTCTCCGGTATCTTTGTTTATACCAAGCTTTCCTAGTTTATTATCATTTAATCTTTTTGCTATTAAAGCTATATCCATTCTATTGTTTTTATAAAAAAATGTAGGATTTTCTTTAATTTCTTTTATAAGTTTAAATACATCACTAGGCTTTTTAAACATCTCTTTATGTTTGCTAGCTAAATATTCTAAGTCAGCTACAATCTCATCATTCGTAAGCTTTGCTAAATTTCTAACATTTGGAGACACTCATTTTTATATTTAAATCACTTTTAGCATATTTAGGATCAGGCTTGTCCATATAAAAGTTATCGCCTTTGATAAGCCCTTCTTTTATTAGTGCATCTTTTAATATTTTATTTTGCTCTTTATCTACTTTAATATAATTATCCAAAGCATCTTTAAAGATTTTACTTTGTTCTGGGCTTGATATTTTTATGTTTTTGAGATTTTTTATAATTTGCTTGTTGGTTTTAGCAAGTCTTAATGCATCTAATATTTGATTTCTTAACGCTTGCTCCTTAGCACTCTTCATAAAAGGCGCTAAAGCATGTATTCTAGCAAAAACACCGCTTATTAATATTCTATCAAAAACACCACTTATTGTTGTAGCCATTGCAGAATTTGTTTTTTTGCCACTACTAGCTAAAGCCGTCATTATTAAGTCTTTATTGTTTTGATAAATTTTTGCATAAACATTTACTACTTCTTTTGCATATTTTAAGTCTTTACTTACAAATTCTACATTATCCATATCTTTTGCCAGGCTCTTAAAATCATATCCTATATCTTCAATTCTATGTTTTGCTAGTAATGCATTAAAAACATGTTTTTCATTTGCTTTTCGCTCTGCTTCATTCATACCTTCAAAAGCTCTTTTTAAATCCTTATCTTCATTGATATTTCTAGCACCATTAGCTATTCTTTGTGCGAGCGCTTCGGGCGTTTCTTGGTCTTTTATTTTTCCTAGATAACTATTATTAAAATTTTCTTTTAACGCATAGTTTTTATTAGCATCTTCTAAAATCTTCCTTGCTAGTTCTTTATCACTTGCATTTTTTATCATAGTTTCATCTAAAGTATCTTTTACTAGTCTATAAGCTTCTTTAGTATTATATGTCTTGTTTCCTGTGGCTAATTGCTTATTTATAGCACTTCTTAAGTTAAATATTTGCTCAGCACTTAAGTCTTTATCAATAGCATCTTCTAGAAAACTACTAATATTTGTTTTTATATCTTGCTCTAGAAAATTGTTGTTTTTAAACTCTTCAATCTTTGCTAAATCTTCTTTGCTTAACCTTATTGAGCCGTTGTTAAGCTCATCTATACTTTTTATAGCTTGAGCATATTCATTATTAATTCTTTTTTTATAAGAGCTATTATCTTTTTGCCAAGCCTTAACATCAAACTCCCCACTTAAACCAGTTTTATTCTTAAACACCTCATCTTGTTCTTTAACTATGTTTAAAAAAGAAATGCTAGCATCTTTATCGGCTTTTAAAACATCATCTAAAAAACTACCTATTTCAGGATACGCTTGTGCTGCTTTTAGTAGTATTTCTCTTCTTTGTGTAGTGGGGTAACCCGACAAAGCATTAGAAATATTTTTTAAAATAGCACTTGTTCTTTTAGCACTATCTTGTATAAATTGCGGATTGTTTTTGTTAAGTCCTTGCTCAACAAGGTTTTTTAATATTTCTATTGTAGGTTTTCCATTTTCTAAGTATATTGGGTTTTCTTTTAATATTAATTCATCAATTTGGGCTTTATTTTCCACATTTTTTGTAAGATTGTTAAAAATTGTTTCAGCATTTTGCAAGCCACCATCACTAAACTTGCCAACTATGGGAATATCTTTTTGACTGATTTTATCAATAACTCTATTTCCCTTAAGGGTTATCCCATCTATCATATCTTTGCCAACAGCTGACCCTGTTTTTGCCATAGCGTATGTATTTTTTAAAGCTCTTGCACCTTTAGCTACTCCGGCTAAAGCTGCATCTCCAACTAAAGAAAGTCCAGCATTTTCCCCCATAAGCATAAGAGCTTCTTTTAAATTTGCTTCCTGATTTGTATCTTTTGTGTTCCCATAATAATCATATCCAGCTCCTAAAGATGCACCTAATGCACCCCCAGCGACCATACCAACTCCACCACCTAACATACCACCGCCAATTGCACCTGCTGTTCCTAGTGCTACACTAGCACCATTATCTCTAATCCCACGATATAAGTCACCTATTAGGCTTCCTTGAACCTTAGCATAATTACCTTTTACATCTTTAACCCAATATGAACCATCGCTATCTTGTAAAAGTTTTCCTCTTCCGGATTTTTGAAGCTCATCTCCTAAATCTCTCATAAACTGATTGCTTTTTCTCGCCACTTCGTTATCATCAGCAAAAATAGGTTTAGAAGCGTTAAATTGAGATTGTTTATCTAAAATATAATCACTTAAATCATCAGCATTCATTTCCTGATTATTTTCATAATCATACAAATCTCGCTTGTATTGACTAATATGCCCGAGTGGGTTTGTTAGATTTTGGTCTTGTATGTTATATATTGAGATATTATTTCTATTTTGTGTAATTGCTTTATCTATGTCATTTCTTAACTCATCTAAATAATCATTCTTATCTTTATTATCCTGCTGCAAAAAAGCTAAAATATCACTTTCTCTTGGTTTTTCTTTTAAAAATTCTCTTATGCTCATTTTACTAACCCCTCTTTTCTTAGTTCTTCCAAGCTTACTTGTTTTCTTTTTCCTACGCTGTTGATTAAAATAACATTTCCATTAGAATCAGGTTCAGAAATTTGTGCCTCAAAGCCTCCTAAATTCACATCATAAAATTTTTGATTATTAGCAAACGCTAATAAGTTATGAGAATTTTGCTGAGCCTCTTTTGTTTTTTGATTTTCTACTGTAATTGCTTTTTCGCTAGGTTTGTCATACTTCTCATCCCAATAAAACGCTCTAACCTTTGGGGCATATTCATTATAAAAAGCCATATTGTTTTGATATTCCTCTATAGCAGTTTGCTTTTGAAAGTTTGTTTTTGCATTTCCTAATTTTTCTGACAATTCTAAACTATAAGCTGTTGGTGCATATGCTAACCACTCTCCTACTAAATCTTGTGCCACTTTTTGGTTATTTGCTTCTAGAATATTGCCATTTATAGGGAAATTTGCTTGTATATTCTCTAAATTCCATTTAGCATTTTTTCCTCCTCTCATTAAATCAGTTAGCGCTCTTTGTAAAAACAAATCACTAGCACTATTTAAATCAGTACTCTTGCTTCCCCATCCACCAAAAATTCTATTTACAGCACCATTCCAAAAACCATGGGTTATATCATATGTCTTTCCTCTATTAGAAGCCATATCCAAAAACTGAGCAGCTGCTTTTGTTCTAATATCCCCTAAATGCTGTTTATCTGTAAAATTCTGTCTCGTTGTGTTACTATTTGTTATATTGTCAAATAGTTTTTGTTCTTGTTTTTTTGCATTGATTTCATTTTCTATTCTTTGCATTTCTAATAAAGTTTTTTGATTATTTATGTCTCTATAAAAAGATTGCGAATTAAATTCTTGTAAAGCTAAATTATTCTTTATTCTATCTTGCTCCATAGCATACTCAAAAGCTCTTTCTTTTTGCAATAGATTATTATTTAAAAAAGCATTATTAATCTCATTTTGTTCTTGTCGAGCTTTTAATTCTTCATCTTGCTGCGCCAAAAGTCTTCTTTTGTTTTCTTCTTCTCTATATTGTTTCATACTATCGTATAAAACTCCACCTACTTTTCCTGCATTTTGGATTACACCAAGACTTGGATTAAATACTACTTGCTGTGGGTTATAATATGCCATTTTTCAACCTTTATTTAATATCTAAAATAAAGGATTTAAGAAAGGTTTGTGTATAATTATAAAGGGTGTGGTGCCAAGGGTCGCCACCCTTAGCACTAATTTACCACCTAGAAAGGCGGTGAAAATAAGATGCTACAAATCTTAATAGTTATTATACTACTTTGCACTATTGTTGTCAACGCAAACTAGCAATAATAGGCAAAGCCCTTTCTTGTAAAAAAGGAGGGGTTAAGATTTACCCTTTAAAAACACAAACTCTTAAATCCATAAACTTTAACTAGCCCAAACTTCTTTTAAGTTATTTTCTCTATTTTGTCTTCTTCTAAGCTCCTCTTGTGCTAAGTATTTGTTAAAATTGTAAGCATCTTTTTGAAGCTCAAAATTCTTTTTTGCCATTTTCTGCTCTTCATATCCACCCCAAAGTCCTCCGGCAAGCCCACCAAGGTCTATAAGCCTATCAAAATTAGTTCTTGCTCCATTTTTTGCTATTTCTTTATTCCCCCATTTACTAAAATTATCAAAACCTTTACTTAGAAAATCAGTAAATGAAAAACTATCAACCTTATTCATTAAATGCCCCTCTTTAAGCTAAAGATAATAATTCTTTTCCTAAATCAATATTAGAAATATCATCACCTTTTTTTATTTTTGAGTTAAAATCACTCTCGCCACCTGCGTAATTTGATCTAGGTAGGCTCTCATCTGCCTTTTTACCAATATCTTTTTTATAAACCATAGCCAAAAGTGTTCTCCAGCTTTGTAAATCTCCACTTGCTAATCCACCAAGTTTGTTTGCTAATTCTCCCATAGTTTTTAAGTCAGCATTTGGATACTCTTTTCTAATTGTTCTTTCAACCTCCATGTATTTAGCACGCAAGCTTTCTTCCTCATCTTTTTGCTTAGCTTTTGCTTCTAATTCATCTAGTTTTTTAAGCCTTTCATCAATTCCATCAAGCCCTAATTGCTTTAAATACTCTTTCCTTTCTTCTTCTTCTTTACTTGGCTTATTTTTATTATTAAGTAGTGCTAAGCTTTCTTTTAAGGTTTTAATTTCATTTGCTTGCTCTTTTAAAAGTTTAGATAAATCTTGATTATTTTGTTTATCTTGTTCTACTTGCTCTACTTCTTGTCCTTCCTCTTTGTTTTGAATGGTTTCTTCATTGTCATTAAGTGAGTTTAAAAGTTCATTTAAAGCATCATTTTCATTCATTTGTTCATTCATCATCTTCTTCCTTTAGTAAATTTATTATCGTGTCTAAAAAAGCCATTTGCTCTAAAGCTTTTAGCCTATACTCTGCTGTTTGTTGTTGGTTTTTTGCCATTGCAAAACATTCTTGGTATTTTTTATCTATAAAATCAACTAGCCTCTTACCTCCTTTTGTTTGTTGTATATCAGAATTTAAATCCAATAAAATCTTCATTGCATATCCTTGTTGAAAGCAAATAAAGAATTGACATTTTTTATCCCCAAAATAGGTAAAAGTTCTTTAACTAACTCTTCATTAGCTTTAACAATTCCATATGCACTTTGCATATCCCCTATACTCATATACATTTGATAAAGTTGTGAAAATACTTGCATACTTGCTTGAAGTCCTGCTCTTCTAACTTCTTTATTCATAGCTCCAGTACCTGTTTGTATATTAAATCTAAAACTAGGTATATCCTCTCTTGTAAACCCATTAAAAAATTCATCATTTCCATACTTAAATACTAGTTTTGCAAATCTATCAAACAAAGGCTCTACAAAAGTCTCATTATATGATCTAATATAATCAGCACTTCTTCGACCACCTTCTTGTGCTTTTATGCTAATCTCAGTAGCAGTTTCATTTTGTGCAGTTTGCGCACCGTTATTTTGTGGGCTAACACCTGTAACCTCTGTGATTTCACTCTCTAAGAGTTCTAAATTAACTCCCGAGCTACTTATATTCGGTGTTGGTAAAAAACCAACACTTGAAGGCTCTGTAAGATATATTGGCTTGCCAACAGTCTCTAAGTCTTCTCTTGAAACTCCGGCAGATTTTTGAAGTATTATTTTTGGGTTTAATGCACTTCTCATTGCATCTATTAAAAGATTTCTTGTGATATTTATTTCCTTTTGCAAAGACAATGCACTTGACATAACAGGTTCGCCATAAGCACACACATATTCTTCATTGTCTATTGTTTTTAATTGTGGAAGCATTGACCCCCAAACAAAAGGCTGTCCATCTTCTAAAACCACATCATCGCGCAACAATTCCTCTTCTAAAAGTGTTGAAACAACCCATTTATCATCATCTTTTTTCACATAAATATCATATAACTTAACCTTTTTAAACTCTTCATTTTTGTCAAAATGCACATCTATATTTGTCTTTTGATAAAATCCTAATTTTTGCCTTTGCTTAATTTGTGCATGTGAAAGATAAATCTCATTTACGATAAAACTAATATCATCATTATTTAAAGCATTTGGATCAAAATAAACCTCATCTATACCAACTCTTTCAATACGAGGCATACCCTTGTGCCAAGTTACTTTTGCTATTGATGTTCCTGTTGTCAAAACATCTAAAAATAAAGGCTGAAAGAGCTTAAACAAATTAATTTCTCCTGTATAAAAATCTAAAGCTCTTTGCCACATAGCTATAATTTGCTCATCTGAATTAATATAACTTTCAATATCTGCCATTCTCTCACTGTTAAAATACACATCATTTAAAGCAGTTATTAAATATTTAATTTTTGCATTAATCTTTGGTATAAAGATGCAAGATTTGTTTCTTTTTTCATAAATTTCTTTTTTTTCATTTTTTAATAAATATGCATCTTGCAAGGCAGAAAAATAAGGCTTGTATTTTTCATAAGCATTTTTACTTTCACTTATAAGTTTTACTAAATACGTAATTTTTTCTTCTTTATTTCTCATTATTAATTCTCCATATGGTAACTTTACTAAGCTTTGTTAGCTTAGCAATATCATCATCACTCACACCTTTTTCTTTTAAAATTTTCACCATTTCTCTCTTGTATTGCTTTTTAGAAATATTTCTAAAACCCCCAAAAAGATCTAATATCCACTTAGCCAAAATTATTTTTATAACATCATCTTCTTTCTTAGCTAACTCTTTAATTTTAAGCGGATCTATATTCTCATATACCATTAAAAACTCACCAGCCATCATAACTCCAATCTTCACTAGTATTGTTTTTTGGGTGCAATTTTTCAAAGAAAGTTAAAGCTAAAGCATCGCTAGTATCAGGGCTTTTTCCGTAATCTTTTTTTATCTGTTCTTTTGCCTTTATCTTTAAAAGCCCCTTATCAGAATACTCATATTCAATCATGCGTAAATCTTTTTTTAGCTCATCATCTTTGATAATTTGCATATGTTTTATGTTTTTAGCCAAAGTAAAATACATTTGCGCTCTTTTGTTTAAGTATTCATTGCTAGTTGCAGAATTTGCAGAATTTGCCTCAAATACAGGCAAGCCATAATCACTCAATATATCATATACACCAACTCCAAGCCCACAAGTGTCTATAAAAATACCTCGTGGCTTTTCCTTGTCTTTATTAAATTCAGTTAAAACAACATTTGCTAAAGCACTAATACTAAGCCCACTATATTTTTTAATTTCATCTACAACAAAACCTTTTCTCTTAACCAAAACGCTCTTATCATCTCCATATCTTGCTACATCAAGTCCCCATATATTGTCTCCTTGCATTTTTTGCATATCAAAACTAATAACATTCATACTTTTTTCAATATCACTTAAAGCAAAAAGTTCTGCACTAGAGTTATCTATAAAGTCTCCATAAATTTCTTGTTTAACTACTTCGCTATCTTCTCCGCCTACTTCTTCGATTAGCTCTTTGATTTGATCTTTACTCAAAAAAGGATTATCATAACTTGAGAACTGAAAATGTTTCCAATTTTCATCACTTAATTCTTTTTTACAAAGCTCATAAAAAAGATTTTTTCCTTTAGGAACTCCACCTATAATCGCTCTTGATTTAGGATTATCAAGCAACATAGGGCGTATGGCGTTGTACCAAAGATACTCCCCTTTAGAGCCTTTTAAGATAATTCCTGCTTCGTTTAAAATTACCAAATCATAGCCAAAACCTTCTATATTTTCAGGTCTTTCAGCACTTCTCATATGAAGCACAGCATTATTTAAAATGAGTTTTTTATCTTGAACGCTCCAAGAATAAAATTCTTTTGGGAGTTTTTTTAGCTCAGGCATAAAGTAAAGCTCGAAATAATTTTGTAAGTTGCTTTGAACCGTGTCAACCCAAAGAACATTTAACCCCATTAAAAGATTTTCTATTACATATTTTGCACTTCCTCTTGTAAAACCCAATCTTCTCCCCTTTGCTACAGTTATGAAGCGTGGATTTTTATCATCAAAAACTTTAAGTTGTGCCGGAGTGTAAGAAAAATCAAGTTTTAATTGCATTTAACTTCACTTCTTATGATTTCTATTTTTTGAACACTATCACTAACCACTTCTTGTTTATCTACATAGCCATGATTGTTTTTAAGCAAAAACATGCTTATGCTAGGAGTGTAAGTGCCTATCAAAGAATGATCTATTATAGAGCTAGCGCATCTTTGTTTAGCTATTTGAATTATTTCTCCAAATTCTGCATCTTTCTCCCAAATACTAAGAGTTTTTGTCGTAACACCTAAAAATACAGCTAGACTTTCTATTGTCTTTGGAGCATAAATAGTTTTTTCTTTTGTTTTAGCAAGTGGTATATTTGTAGCAAAAAACTCATCAACTTTTTGCTCTAACTCATCTTTTGTTAATACTTTATTGCTCATGAGATAATCCTTCCTTAAAATCATATTGGCTAATTTCTAAATCCAAAAAAGCCTTTTTAAAAGCAACAATTTCATATTTCCCTTTTAACACGTTCTTATCATTTTCAAACAGCGCATCCAATACGGCTTTTACGATATTATCTGCATCACCATGTTTTTTATTGTTAAAACCTATTTTTAAAGAAAACTCGTATTGCTTTTTAGAGTCAAAAGCTTGATTAGGGCTTATTCCATTTTGCTTTCTAAACTCAATTTGCAAGAGTTTTTTAAAATCTAAATACTTAAGATAATCTTTGCAAACAAACTTGGCTCTTTGAGTTGTTCTTTTATAAGGCACAGGGTTATTTTTAAGCTCTAATTTTAAAGAATAGCTCATCGTATTACCTTTTCTTTGTTTTTGCTTAAATAATTAAAATTGGTGTCGGTTTTTTCTTTTAGTTTTTGAGAAAACTTTTCCAAATTTTGCAAGTGCAATATTTTTTTTTCTTCTTTTGTTTTTTGATGGCAAAGTTCCGTTTTTAATTCTATCTTTTGAATATCCAAGCTCAAATCTTTACCAACTCTATGCTGATTTTTAAACATGAAGTCTATAAGTGCCTCTTTAAAATACCCATCTTCCACTAAAGACCCATCGTGATATGTTAATTCTTTAAAGCCATTTATACATATTAAACAATCATTTGAACTATTTTTAAGTTTTACTTTATTTTTGAGACTATCATAAGCAAAATATTCATATGTAAAATCATTTTTATATAATCTAAAAAAAGCTCTTGACTTGTAATTTCTAAAAAGCCATTTTAAAAAACTTTCTTTATTCTCAAATCGTTCTTTAAACTCAAGTTGTGCTATCTTGCAAACAATTCTAAGTTTTTCATAAGTAGAACCGATGATTTTTTCACTCATACATGTCTCAAAATAATAATCTAAAAAAACATGTATATCTTTGACATCTTTTAAATATCTGCCCACTATATCCACCGCTTGAGCTTGATTAAGCTCTAACAAATTCATTAAAATTTTAACTTTTTCTTTCATTTCACCCTCAACTAATACTTACTACATCAATATATTTTTGTTCTTGACTATCTTCAAATCCATAATAATCCATCAAAGAGCTCACCACACAAGCTTCAGCCTCTTTTTTTCTAACTTTAAAAGCATTTTTTCTTAATGCATTTTCCTTTGCATATTTGAGCCAAGTATGTAAGCTACCAGCAACAGAAGCCATTTTTTTGTTACCTCTCTTCCACTGCCTAACATCCCAATACTCTATAAAATCTTCAGCCAAACTCTCATCAAAGCAAGTATTGTGTTTTTGATTAAAGGTATTAATCTGCTCCATTAGATCATCTACACTAGGTTTTTTAAATTTACCCATGCTAAACTCCTGTGTTTTTAAAGCTCCAAAATCAACAACAAAAAAAGTTCGCGTAGCGTTATTATTTTTATTTGTATTCTCTTTATTTTCTAAATTTTCTAAATTTATAAATTTATTATTATTTATATTTATATTATTTTCTTTATACGCGTGCGTGCGTGTTTCTATATATAGGGAATTTTCATTTTTTTCTTTTTCCGTATTCAAATTTCCGACTACGGAAGAAGTATTATTTTTAAATATTTTGCTTGGTTTTTTATCAGCACTTTTAAGCTTATATTCAGTTTTGTTAAAATGCTTAATTATTTCATTGTTTTCATCTTTTAAAATCCACTCATAATTAAATCTATGATGATTTGTTTTTTTAATTTGAAGTAGATTAAAATTGATTAATTCATCTTTAGCAAGTCTTAATCTTTGCAAGCTTATTCTTGTATCTTTTTTGATTAAAATAAGTTCTCTTAAGTAAATTTCACTTACTAAAGTTTTTTCACTCATTCTCTTAAGCTGTAAATAAAGTGCCAAAGCATCCATACTTAAGCCACCATAAAAAATCGTATTAGCTACTTTTGTAAAACCTCTTCTAGCTCTAAGTGGCTTTTTAGCTCCTAAAGCCACTTCTAAACTAGCTTTAAAATGCGGTATACTCATCATTTTTCCTTAATTTATTTCCTCTTGGCTGATTTATATTTATCTTTGAACTTTTGATGTAAAAAATGAGACAAAGAATAAATAAAAACTCCGATTAAAAATCCTATACTAAGACCCGAAAGCAAGTAGTTAATCACACTCATAAAACATCCTTAATTTTGTTAAAAAATTTAATGTGATAATTAAATGCCACCAGCAACCACAATCGGTTTAACTTCAATGCTATTTTCATAAAAAGCATTCAACATTTTTAAAATCTTAGCTTGGTCACCTAAGTTATGCTTTCTCATGATTAAAAGTATTTCTTTTAAATCCATAGAAATATCTTCAATTCTTTTGTTTTGTTCTTTCACTCGCACTCCTTTTTAGTTAAAATTCCCCATCTTTAAAGAAAGGAGGATTAAAATGGAAATCCAACAATTAGAAAAAATCATTTTAGATTTAAAACTAAGAGTTGAAGCATTAGAAAGCAAAGTGGCTTTATTGGAAAAGGATAAAAACACTTCGCAACACTTTAGTCTTGACACTCCAGATTTAATTAGCGACAAAGATTAATCCTTATTAAGTATCAAAGCGTTTTCAACCCTTAAAGCCAAGCTAATATCAAGAGAGATGAATTTATTTAAAGTCGAAAAAATATATTCATCAACACTTTTATTATCTTGGCTAGAAAGTGTTTCAAGCACCTTATAATGCTCATCTTTAATTTTAATTTTTAAATTAAGCTCTTTCACTCGCACTCCTTTTTTGGTTTTCCTCTATAAAATCAAGCAGCTTATCTCTATTTACTCTACCCCAAATATTTGGTGGGATATGATATTTCTCCCAAAGTTCTCCCGCAACTTGCACTTTTATCCCAATGCGAGAACTCAAAATACTATCAACTCCAGCCTTACTATAATAAGTTAATAGAATTTTTTTCAACTCTTTTCTGTTCAATTTTGCTTCCTAACTTTTTAAATAAAAATGTAGTATAACTACCATAAAAATAAGCTTAAAATTTATGTTGTTATACTACATAAATTTTATAAAAAAACGATGTATAATTACTACAATAAAAATAAGGAATGCGATGTTTTATAAATTAAACAAAGAATATTTAACAGAAGTGCTGAAAGAGAAAAAAATCAGTAGAAGTAAACTCGCTCAAATGCTAACAGACAACGGCTATGAAATATCATTAGATGGCATAGCCTATTGGTATAGATCTGAAAACAACCAACCTGAAAATTATGAAAACGTTATAAAAATTGCTCAAGTGTTAAATGTTCCGATAGAAAAATTAGCACCAATAAACGATAATATAAAAACAAATATAATTCCCTTGTTAAAAAAAGACAATCAAATCGAATTTAAATACTATCCTGATATTTCTGCTTCAGCTGGATATGGAGTTTTAGCACAAGATATAAATTATACTAGTATTTGTGTTGATGGAAGTTTTCTAAAAGAGATTTTAGACATTCCTATAAAAAAAAGCTACGATATTATAAAAATAAATGGCGATAGCATGGAGCCACTTTTAACACATGGAGATTTTGTTGTTATTGATAGAAGCAAAAATACTCTTGGTACTATATCGAGTGCTGATATAGTTATTTTTAGACAAGGCGAAGATCTATATTGTAAAAAAATTAAAAAAGAAGCTTTTTGCGATTTTATTTATTTAGTATCTGAAAACAAAGACTACAAAGAAGTTAAAATTAGCGATTTTGCGCAGTGTGAAATCATAGGGGTAGTTGTATCAAAAATGACAGTTGAAACCTTAAAAATTTTATAGAGTTTGTAAGATGATAAATGTTAAAGAACTATTATGCATTAAAAAATATCCAAAAATACAACAAACTTATATATTGCCAAGTCTTGAAAATTCTAAATCTTTAAAAATAGAATTACAATGCAATGATGATAAATATCATAAAGAGAATTTTATACTTGATATTTCAAGATCTAGCGTACAATTCCAAAGAAAAACAAACCAATACCGCTACAATGCAATTAATGTAATAGCAAGAATTGATTTTTATTCTTCTCATACAAATCCAGAATTTAATCCAAATAAAATTCCAAGCGATAAAAGATTATCAGAACTTATGGAAAAATATAGCGAATTTAGATTTAGAAACGAAAATCATATCCATATTTTTATGGAAAATTATGCAGATAAATGGGCTTTCCCTTTAAATGAATTTAATATCAAACCAAATGAAGATTTTTTAAATCAAAGTTATGATTTTTGTCAATTTTGTAATATAATAAATATAAAATTTGCAAAAGGTGATTTATTTTGTTAAATATAGAAAATCTTATGAATTCTTATTTTTCTTATGTTAAAAACAGCTTTGATGTATCCAAAATAGAAAATAGCATATATGAAGTTACAACACCATTTTTAGATAAAAGCAATGATAATATTTTATTTTATATAGAAAAAAAAGATGATTTGATAGAGTTAAGCGATGGTGGAGAAACCTTAAGAAATTTATCATTAAGCGGTTTTGATTTTAATTCTCAAAAAAGATTAAAAGAATTAGAAATAATTCTTAATGGCTTCAATATTCAAAAAAACAATGATATTTTATTTACTCGCGCAAATGAAAGTGATTTTGCAAAAAAACAACATAATCTCATACAAGCACTTATAAGTGTTAATGATATGTTTGTGTTAGCTCAAGGCAAAATACAAAGCTTCTTTTTTGATGATGTAAAAAATTTTTTTGAAGAAAATTTTATTAGATATACAGAAAATATTAGTTTGGACGGAAAAAGTCATTTAAATCATAAATTTGATTTTTTAATTACAAAATCTTCACAGCAAAAAGAAAGACTTATAAAAATAATTAATAATCCAAAGAATGATAATTTAAAGGCAACATTATTCTCTTTTATGGATTTACCTCAAGAAAGAAAAGCTAATGCTGATAATATTATTATTTTTAACAATAAGGAAGGTAGAAATATGGACGCTTTAGTCAACGCTTCAAAAGAGCATAATGTAAAAGCATTTCTTTGGAGCAAAAGAAAAGAATATATAGATTATTTAGTGGCTTAAATATTAATATTAAGAATAGTATTTATAAAAAAGGTAATAATTTTAAAGAATGTTATAAAGTTCCAAATTATGAAGTCGATAATTTAAGTATAAAAAGATATAAGTTTAATTGTGATAAAATATAACAGAATGGAATACTCTTTGCTTAATTTTGTTAATATTTATTATATTGATATAATATAAAAATAGGAGAGGATTAAAATGGACAATTTAAAACTAGAAAATAGAAAAATAATAGATGTGTGCGATTTGTTTGTAACTTTTAAAAGTGATGTGGAAAATTTATTTTCTATAATTAAAATAGATGATGCAAGTCCAAAAATAGAAAGACTATCTGTTTTTGATATCCCACAAGAAATTAGACAATTAGATCCCAATTTAAAGTATCAACCTACTTACAAACTTACATTTGAAGGTAAAGACACTAGTATTTTTTTAGGTGACAATGTTATCGGTTTTGACTCATCAAAACGTGAAAAAGAAGACATTGGTTTTATTTCTACAATTTTAGAATCTCTTAAAGATGAAATTAAATCTATAAATAGATTAGGTACAAAAAGAACTTTTGATATTGATTCTATAGATAATTTTTTAAAACTAAAAATAAAAGATGATGATAACAATGATAATTTGAAAAAGCTTTCACAAATTCAACTTAAAGAGGATAATTGGGTACTTAATATAATAAGTGCTGACAAAAATGAAATTACAATCAATGATAATGAAAAAATAAGTGGATATATGGTAGATATTATCGTATTTTATGAAAATTTAGAAAATTGCGATTGTAAAGAGGTTATAGAAAAAATTTCTCAATTATACTCTTTACAAGAAGAAAAATATAAAAAAATTACAAAGTAAAAATCATGAGCGTAGCAACAAACGGTAGTCTTTCTTTTAATAATTCACAAATAAATAATCTATCCCTTGGTAATTTGGAAATAAATAATCTATCTTTTGGTAATTTGGAAATAAATAATCTTTATGGCTTAATTGAATCATTAAAGAATGCAAAAGAAAGTGCAGCTAAAAAAATAAAAGAAATAATACAGGCAATAATAGAAATATATCTTGAATTATATAAAAAATATTTATTATATAATATAATAGATAACATCTATCATTTTACATGTGACAAAAAACAAGAAAAAACTATTGTTTACGAGCAAAAAATAGAATTTATATATAATTCTTATCTTGATAAATTTAAAAAAAATACCAAAATAAGCGAAGTCGAAATCAGACTCTTAAGCAATTATAGAGATAAGATTGATTGGATAAAAAATAATATTCCGAGAGCTAAAAAAGATTCTTTAAATTTCTTTTATTCTGTATATGCTTTGAATGAATTATTAAACTTTTATTTTGATGACTATTTGGGGTTGACAGAGTTTTTGGAACCTTCTTCCAATATTGCGAAATTAGGAGAAGATATTTATACCGAAAATAAAAAACTTGGTGTGGTATAAAATGAAACAGTCGGATCTTATAAACATACTTAAATTTATAAAAAAAGAAATAAATGTAACACCGAAAGAATCTGCCAATACATCAATATGCCAAAATATATTACATAAAGTTATTTTTATTTCGATTTCCTTATACAACAAAGGATACTTTGATGATGAATTAAAGATTAAAGAAATAATAGATAATAATAAAGAAATACTTGATAAGGCAAATAAAGAAATTATAATAAAAGAATCAATAGAAGAACAAAAAATAATAAGTTCTTTGCATTCTGTTTTTAATTACTTATATAAAAAAATAGTTTTATTTAGAAGAAACAACAATACAACATCAAAACCAACTATATTAGAAGCTTCATTAAAAGAAAAATTTACTAAAGAAATATGCGGATAAATATTTAAACTATAATCCCTCAATACCCCATCAACCTTTTATATCCATCACAGCCAAGTTGATAACCGCCATCACAAGCTAAGCCATAGTATTTTTTTGCTTGTTTAATGATTATCCACGAATATTATTCTATCTTTCCAAACCTTTTCTCATATTCTGCTAATTTTTCTTTTAAAATATCCGTTTTGTTTTTATTGCGTTTTTCAATTTCATTTATTAATTCTTCCATACATCTCAATTTTTCTCTTGAGGTATATATATCCAAATAATATCCCTTACCCTCTATTTGCAACGCATCAATAGCACGCCACAATACTGCTATAACAATACCTATAACCCATCCATGATTGTATTCAAAAATTATCGCAAACAAAATAAATACTAAAAAATATTTCAAATAAGCTAATATATTTAAAAATACACTTGCATATATATCAAAAAATTCATATTCTGATTTTTGTCTTAATGTATCATAATATTTAAGTTTTTGTTTTAATTTTTCGTATTCATTTTTAAATTTTTGTTTTTCAAAATCTTCCTCCAAATTTTTTTCCAATTTTTCCAAACCTTTTTTATATAACCAATTTCTAAATAAAGCCATTAAATTAATTCCTCATTGTCTCGTTTTTTAAAAATTATATCATAAATACATTTTTTAATATATGTAGATAAACTACATATATTTAAGTTTATTTTAAATGTAGTTATACTACAATTTATTCATCGAAACAAATGAAACCTAAGAAACAAAAAAAAGGATTTAAAATGTTAGTGATTAGATTAGATCTAAGAGAAGATTTAGAAAAAATGCTAGAGGTAGCTTTTGAAAGAAATTATTCAAAACATTACGCTTCTTTGGAAGAGTTTTTGGCTACTCTTTTAGAGCATTCAGTTAAGAACTTAATCACCAAAGAAGCGTTAGAGAACAAAGGGTTTGTTATTTCTCTAAAAGATTAGGAGTGTCAGTGAGTTCTTCTAAGTCTTTATCGTTTAGTCTTTTTTCAAGAATTGTGACTTTACTTTCTAATTCATCAATTCTTAAAATAAGTTTGTTTAGTTGAGCTTTTAAGCTTTGTAATTCTTCCATAATTCGCCTTTCTAGAGTGAAATGGATTATAACAAATATAAGGATTTAAAATGTTAGATAGTTGCTACCTTGATTTAGAAAAAAGAGAAAGAGAAGCTGATACTCTAGCTAAAGAGCTTATGTATGATGAGAGTATGAGTGGCAAAAATCTTTTTTATCTTAAAGATTTGATAGAAGATTTTATAACAGATCTTGAGTGTAAATTGCAAGATTGGGAGTTTTCAACTTCTTTAGAAACTTACAAAGAAAATGTTGAGTTTGAGATTTGGGATTTAATATCCAAAGTAAAGCAAACGCAAAAAACTTTAAATACTATTAAAGCTTAACAAAGTCTTTTACTAAAAAGACTTGATTAAGCTTTTGACTGCTTGGAAATTAAGCTTTACTATCGCGTTGATAGTTCTTATAGCAGAAGGGTTAGCAAGTTATCCAAAAACTTGGCTTAGCATAAATGTTTATAGTGCTATTTTATGTTTTCTTGCACTTTAAAAATGACAGAAAACTAAGGGTTTAAGAAAAATTTTGTATAATTATAAAGTTTAAGTTGCTAACTTATCTCGGTGTTGAGAAAGAAGGCTCTAAAATGTTAGATAAAATTTTAATCTTAATCTTAGAGCTAATTAGAGAGCTTATAAAACTCTAATACTTTTTAACACAGATAAATTTTAACTAAATCCGCTTAGCATAAACTTAAACAATTATACAATACCGAGATTTGCGGATTTACTCGGCTTTCTTAAACCCCTTTTTATACTCAAATGAGCGCAAAGATTTTTGTTTTGATTTTACATCACATTCATTAAGTTTTTTTTTCATTGCGATTACTCCTTAATTATAAACAATAAGACATATTTTTTCCTTTTTGCTTTGCGCTCTTTTGAGTATAAAGATTTTGAAAGGAATATCAATGAGAGCAGAAGTAATAAACAAAAAGGCATATGTTCGTTTTGATGATTATGCAAATGAAGTCAGCGAATATAAAAAGAAAATAGTTTTATTAGAAGAAAAACTAAAAGAAGCCAAAGACTTATTTAAAAGTGAAAATAACTTAAGAATGGCTATAGAAGTTGAAAACATTAAACTATTAAGCTTATTAACAAAGGAGCTTTGATGTTGTTATTTTTCAAAAAAGATGATGATTTAAAAATAAAGCTTTTCAAAGCCCAAAACCACATAAGACTTAAAAACAAAGCAATAAATCAAAGCTTATTGGCTTTAGAAGAAAAAGAAAAAGAGCTTAGAAAACTTCACTCTTTTAAAATAAAAATACTTGATGAGTTAGGACTTATAGCTATGGATAACGCTGAAGAATTAGCAATTAAAAAAATAAAAACACTAAAGGAGAAAACATTATGAAAAAACAAACAAAACCGCTAAGTATAAGAATTCCATTAGAATTAAAAGAAGAGTTACAAAAAATAGCAGATAAAGAATACCGCCCTTTAGCAACTCAAATAGTTAAAATTTTAAGCGATTATGTTAAAAATAAAACTAATTAGGGTAATCACCTTTTTGCCATAATGAATTTTCGCCTTCATAGGTATTAATATAATCTTCAATGATTTTTCTTATTTGTAAAGCCATAGGGCGATACTCAAGTTCGCATATATAGGCGAGTTTGTTTTTTGTTACAGTATCAAGCCTTACAGATATAATTTCAGATTTATTGTTTTTTTGCTTTTCTTGCATCGTCTTACCTTTTGTATTTTATTGTAATTCTAATAAAAAATATTTTTTTTGTAAAGCATACATTGTATTACTTGACAATACAAAAATAATTATATATAATTTTGGTATTCTTAAGAATACAAAAAAATACGAAAGGTTACAAATGAGTCAAGAAGATAAATTTTTAGAATGCTTAGAAAAAGCAACTGGTAGAAAAAGAAAGCTAGATAATTTTGAGGTTTTAGCTTTTGCTTTTGATTTATTTTGTTGTCTTGATAATTACATCCAAAATATTAAGGCTAGAGATGAAGAAATTTTAAAACTATTAAAAAGGAATGAAAAATGAATTTAGAAATTTTTAGAAAAGATGAAAATAAAGAAATAAGCTTAACTTCTTTGGAAATAGCAGAGCTTACAGGAAAAGAACATTTTCATGTTATAAGAGATATAGAAACTTACTTAGAAAAAGTGGTTGAAGGGGGTATATCCAAATTTGGAGACACCTATCAAAACCCACAAAATAAGCAGTCTTACAAGTGTTACCGCTTGCCAAAAAGAGAAGTGCTAATTTTAGTTAGTGGATATAGTGTGGAGCTAAGAGCAAAGATAATTGATAGGTTAGAATATTTAGAAAATGAGTTTAAAAAACAAAGTTATAAACCACTTTCATTAAAAGAGAGTTTGCAAATGCAATTAGAACTTTTAGAGAGAAATGAAAAACTTCAAATTGAAAATGTAAATTTAAAAAATGAAGCCAAAGAAAACGCACCACTTATTCACTTTGCAAATCGTATAAAAGATACTAATGATGCTATTTTAATAAGAGATTTCGCAAAAATACTTTATGAAAAAAATAAAATTGAAATCGGAGAAAAAAGACTTTTTGCCTTTTTAAGAGACAATGGCTTTTTAATGAGTGATAACAAACCTTATCAAAAATGCATAGAGCAAGGACTTTTCAAAGTAAGTGAAACAACTATCAGCACAATAAATGGAGATAGATTAGTAAGCACGACAAAAATTACTAGCAAAGGACAAATCAAAATAACAAATTTACTATTAGAAAGGCTTAATCATGCAGTATAAAATCATAGAATTAGAACAAGGCTCTAAAGAATGGCTTGAGTTTAGAAAAGGAAAAATCACAGCTAGTATAGTCGCTTCTTGCATTGGTGAAAAAGGTGCTTTTTTAAGCAAAGAAAAGGCAAAAGAACTTATACAAGGACTTTTTGAACCATATACCAATAAAGCCATGCAAAAAGGTAGAGAGTATGAGGAATTAATCAGAGCAAAAATGGAATTTATGATAGGAAAAGATATAACTCCTATTGTTATTCAAAGCTTAGAAAATGAGCTTTTTATGGCTTCTTTAGATGGTATAGATGATGAAAAAACAATATACGAGTTTAAATACTCAACAAACAACGAAGAATACGAGCAGGTGTTAAAATTTAAAAAACCTAGCCCAAAATACTACGCTCAAGTTCAATTTCAACTTTTTGTAGGTGGTTTTGAAAAATGTGTTTTTGCAGTCTTAAATGAGAATGATGATTTGACTTATTGTGTGGTTAAAAGCGATAAGGAATATCAAGATTTTATGCTTAGAAAAATAGATGAGTTTATAAAAGATTATCTCGTTAATCAAAAAAGCGACTACAAAGAACTTGATGATACTCATGCAAAAGAATTAGCCTTAGAAATAATTAGACTTGAAAGCACAATGAAGCCTATAAAAGAAAAACTAGAAGCTCTTAAAAAAGAATTTATAGAGCTAGCAAATGGTGAGAAAGTTAAATGCTTGGATATTAGTGTTTATCCGCAAAATAGAACAACGATTGATTATAAAGGCTTTTTAGATTTTACTAAATTAGAAATCCCAAAAAAATATATAAGACAAAGTACCTCAATGTGTTTAAAAATCAAAAAAGGAGCATAAAATGAGTGAATTAGTAGTAGCTGAAAAAACACAAAAAAATAATTTTAACTTTAATCCATATGAATTAGCATTAGTTAAAGGAAATTTATCAGAATTAAATGATGAAGAAAGAATTTCTTATGTAAAAAGTATTTGCGATAGTTTAGGCATCAATATGTTAACTAAGCCTTTTGAGTACATTGAAATTAATGGCAAATTAACTCTTTATGCAACAAAAACAGCAACAGATCAGTTAAGACAAATCTATAAAGTATCTATCACTAAAACAGAAGCTAATCAAATTGGAGATATTTATATGGTTACGGTTTATGCTAGCACTCCAGATGGTAGAACAGATTGCGACACAGGAGCTTTAAATATTAAAAATTTGGGCGGAGATAACCTAGCAAATGCTTTAATGAAAGCCATAACTAAAGCTAAAAGGCGCGTTACTTTAAGTATTTGCGGTCTTGGAATGTTAGATGAGAGTGAATTAGATACTATCAAAGACTATAACAATACTAAAGCAACGCTAATAAAAGATGAAGCAAATGAGCTAAAAAAACTTGGGCTTGAACTAAGAAAAACCTTAAAGGGTATGGGTTTAAATAAAGAAGAACAAAATGCATTTATCAAAAACAACAATATCTTTACAAGAGAGAAAATAAAAGAATTGTTAGATGATAAAAATAAAATATTCGAACTTAAACAAGGACTAAAAAATGATACCAACATTTAAAGCAAATTATGAAGTGGCAAATTATCAGCCACTACTTGAATATTTAAACGAAGGTGGTTTATATAGTGGCTATTTTAGAAAAATATTCTTATATGATACTATCGGCAACACAGGCCATACAAATACTTTTGTAAAATGTGAATTTGTATGCCAAAAACACAATAAATTAGCTGATTTTAATTTATTTATTGCAAAGAATGGAGATTTTACATACACAACTTCAAAAGGCGAAAAGGAAAGCTACTTAGGCTTTAGACAACTTAACGCAATAATGCTATTTTTAGGTATAGAAGAACTTGATCTTAGCAAAAAAACAAAAGCAAATATCTACGGAAAAGAAACAGAAGCTACAAGTCTTGATGAGCTAACAAATAAAACTTTGCTTTTGGGTTTTGACACAGAAGAGTTTTTAAATAAAAACAATCAAGTTGAAAATAAAATAGTACTTAGTAGAATTTTTAACTCAAAACTACAAAGTCTTGATGAATTTAAAAACCAAAAAGAGCCAGTTGCATATAAAAACTTTAAAGCCAGACACAAAAAATTACCACAAGAGCAAAATGAGTTTCAAGCTCAAAGCATTTCATTTAATCCATATGCACAAAATTTTAATCAAAAACCTCAACAAATTCATACTTTAGATGCCACTTTAGAAGATGATGATGAGCTTCCATTTTAAAGTAAGTAAAAATGTTAAAAGAAAAAATTAACACAGCCATAGAACACGCAAGAGCTTTGACTTTAATTAACAAAGAATGCTTAGAGTTGATTGACTACATGGAAGAGTGTGATGAGGATGAATTAAGATCTAATTTAGATGACTTAAAAAAACTCTTGATAAAAGCAAAAGAATTATTGAAAGGTTGAGAAGGTTTTTAAAAAATATATTAAAACATTCAAATCTACAAACAAAGAAGTTGTTTATAAAATACTTTTTGATAAAATTATACAAATAAAAGAAAGGTTAAAATGACAGAAGAAAACATCACTTACGCAAGAGGGCGCTTGGTTGAGCTTAAAGATAAAAAAGATGAGCTAGAAAGACTTATTAAAGATAGTAAAAATCTAGTAATTAAAAATATACAAAATGATGATTTAAGTGGCGCTAGACTTTATATTGATAAATTAGAACTTTATTTTGATGAGCTTTTAAAGACAAACACTGATTTAAATTTACTTTGCAATAAATGGGGATTAAATAACAACACAAGATGTTAATTCTTTTAAAGGAAGCGTTATGGGAGATATTGAAATTGTAAAACAGCAAGTTAGAAAAGCTGGAGAAAATATTAGAAACAACATAGCAAGCCCTAAAGATTATGAAATAATATCGAATTGGCGTAGTATTCATATTGCTATTATGACTAGTATGGTTAATTCTATTAATAAAAAACTAAAAAAACATAAATTAAAACCTTTAATTATGGCTAGAAGACTTAAAAGACTTAATTCTATAGAGATTAAGCTAAAGCGTTTTTGTGATATGAAATTAGATAGAATGCAAGATATAGCAGGTGTTAGAGTTGTTTTTAAAACTATGGAGCAAGTCAATGAGTTTAAAAAAATAATGGATGATACTTATTTGAAAGGTGGTAGAAAATTTAAGCTCAAAAAGACAAGCAATTATATTGAGCAACCAAAATCAGATGGTTATCGCTCAATCCATCAAATTTTTGAATATGAAGATGGTTCAAAAAAATGCTTGGAATTACAAATAAGAACTCAGTTGCAGCACAATTGGGCAACAGCGGTAGAAGTTTTAGGAATGAAAACAAAATCAAAAATAAAGCAAGGAGAAGGTGAAGAATATTATAAAGAATTTTTTAAATTATGCAGCACCTTATTTTCAATGATAGAAAAAACTAATACTTTAGAAGAGTATAGTAAACTTACAAAGCTTGAAGTATGTAAAAAAATACAAAAACTTGATAATGAGTTTAATATTTTACAAACTTTATCAGGTTTGGCAATTTTAGGAAAAAATATAGAAAAACAAACAGATAGGAAAAATTATTATTTTATTGTAGAACTTAATATCACAGAGGAAACTTTGATGATTCGCGGATATAAAAAGAATAGTTTTCAAAAAGCACAATGGGATTATGATTTATTAGAACAAAAATCCAAAGAAAAAGGAGATACTGATGTGGTTTTAGTTTCTTTAGATGAGTTTAATCTTCTTAAAAAAGCTTATCCAAATTATTATCTTGATAGTGGTATGTTTATCGGGTCTATAAAAAAAGAAATTAATGAGATAAAGGAGAGTTAATGGAAAACTTAGAAAAATATAGAAAAGAAATATTTAAAGATGAGACTTCAGCAAGAGATTAAGGAATTGTAAAAAAAAAAGGGGGGGGGCATTATGGGAGATACAATTGAAAATGTAAATATAAGATTTACTATACAAAAAGATAATCCAATAGACATTAAAACCTTATCTAACGCACTATTAGCACTAAATAATTCTATAGATGAGTATATCTATATAACTCAAGGAACTAGTGGCATTAAAACAACTTTAAAATCAGTAGAAAAAGGAAGTGATGTTTTTAATCTTGTTATATGTGGTGCTCTTATGTTTGGAGAATTACTACCAAATATAAATGCTTATTTTGAATTTTTTAACAATATTAAAAATATAGGTAAAAAAAGCATAGAAGAGATTAAAGAAGATAAAACATTAACTAAGAGTAATCTTGACAACTTAGAAAGCATTTTAGCCTTAGCAGAGCAAAAAGATTTAAATCTTAGTATTACTTATAATGATTATAAAGATTGTGTTGTTGTTAATCAGGAAAATAAAGACGCTTACAAACAAGGTATAGCTACAGCAAAACAAATTAAAAACTATGAAGATAAAGAACAAAAACATTACCAAAATGTTTTAATAAGAATGAAAGAAGTTAAAGATAGTGAACGCATAGTAAAAGATAAAGCTATATGTGATGATATTGTTCCAAACAAAGCAATAAGCACGGAAATAGTAGATAAAGAAGCAAAAGAGCTTATCAATAAAAATCCATTCGATAATTATTACTTAGTAGATTTATCAGTGCATAAAATAGATGGTTTAGTTAAGCTTTATCGTATTACAACATTACATAGCATTATACCAAAAGATACAAAGGAATAATATGACAGCACAAGAGATTAAGGAATTTTGTAAAAATATAGGGATAACGCAAAAAGAATTAGCCGAAAAAGTAGGAATGAGCCAAGAAGGTTTAAATAGTATTCTTTCTACAGGTAAAATAAGCAAAACTTTAGAAGCTAGTATTAATTTGCTTATGGAAAATGAAAAGTTAAAACAAGAATTAAAAAATTATGAAAATTTAAAAAACTCACTAAAACAAGCACTTTCATAAAGATAACTTTTAGTTATCTTTAGTCTATATATATCAAGGTTGTTTAAAAATGTTTATAATTTTAATATTTGTTTTTTAAAATATTTATTTTTACAATATTTTATATTGACAAATATTATAAATTATAATATAATTCTATCATAAATATTAAAAATATTAATATTTCGTTCTTTAAAGTAGGATTGTTAAATTTTATTTAGTGTGCTAAACTTTTAAAAAGGGAAAAAATGTTAGAACTTATTTTTAACACAGGAAGAAATATAGGTTTAGGTATCTTTGTAAATGGTGCTTTTGCTTTACAATTTAGCGAAGTTCCACAAAGTCAAGCAATTTATGCCATAGCTGAAGGCATTTTAATTATGTTTCTTTCAGGACTTGGTGAAATTAAATTTAAAAGGAGCTAAAATGGTTATTATTTTAGGAATTGGCGCGGTAACTCTAGCCATAGTTTCAATAGCTTTAGTTTATGGATTTTATAAAGAAAAACACAAAACACAACACTAAATAAAACTACAATCCTACTTTTTTAATTAATAAAAGGTAGGATTATGCAAAATATCACTTCAAATTTAATTTTTACAAACAAACAAGTCGCTATTAACTATGGCTTAACTACAGGTTTAACAATAGCGAAACATCTTAGAGCATATAATGATGAGTTTATAGAAAACACACATTATTTTTTAGTAGAAAATTCTTTTAAAAATAAGACAATCAAATGGACTTTAGAAGGTGTTTATATGCTTGGGTTTTTCATAAAAAGTCCTAAGGCTAAAGAATACCGCAAAAAAGTAGCTAAGCTTTTAAGAGAGCAAAGCGAGGCAAGATTTAAAACTTTAAGCGATGAAAATCAAAGATTAAATTCTTTAAATCATCATCAAAAGATAGGTTACAAATCTCAACTAGCACAGCAAAAGCTAAAGTATGAAAATGAGATTAAAGCTTTAAAGTATGATTTAGAACATAAAAACGAGTTAAGCCTTAAAAGAAAACTTAGCGATGAAGAATTATTAGAGCTTAGGAAAATACTTGCTCGTGATTATAACATTCTTTGCATGAAAGAGTGGGAGTTTAGTTTATTTGCAGAAAAAATAGGAAAAAATGAAGTTTTTGAAGCTATCTTAAAAAGACTAGAAAACAAATTATACTACTATAAAAACTACGATGATATAGAAAAATTTTATTCAAAACACCCATTCTTTAAAAAACAATTCTAAAGGAAATAAAATGGCTACAATTTATGACAAAAATGGAAATATTATTATAGAAAAAACTGAATTTAGTTTGAGCGAACTACTTGATTTTTGTAGAAAGCAAAAAATATCTTTAAAAAATGCTAATTTTAAAGAGCAAAATTTAGTAGGCATAGATTTTAATAGTTTAGATCTAATCGGGGCTGATTTCACTAATGCCATTTTACAATGTTGCGATTTTCAATCAAGCATTATATCAAATGCTGTTTTTACAAATGCTGTTTTAAAAAACGCTTATATGCAAGATGTAATTGCAAATGAAACTAATTTTAAAAATTGCTCACTACAAAACATTTTTTCAAATTCTGCTAGATTTATAGATTGTGATTTTAGCGGGGCTGATTTAAGAGAAAACAATTTCTTAAAAACAAGAATTACAAATCCATTTTTTAAAAATACTTTAATTTCAAATACCATAGGAGATATGGAAAACATATGCTCATTACAAGTAGAAAAATTTTCCATATCCTTTAATTCTCAAGATATAGCCATAGGTTGCAAACAAGAAAGCATATCATGGTGGAAAAATGTAAAAAATGAAGAGTTAAACGATGGTCGTGAAGATTATACGCAAGTATGGAATGCATACAAAGACATTTTGTTTAAAATCATCAATATAAAATACAATATTTAAAGGAAACCCCATGTCAAATATAGAATTTTTAACACCAAAGCAAGTAGAGCAAATGTATGGATTAAACCCTTTACAACAATTTAGAGCAAGAAGCAATGGCATGCCACACTACAAGATTGATGTTAAAACAATCAGGTACAAAAAAACAGAACTAGATCATTGGTTTAAATCTAAAAAAGTTATCATTTAAAATCAAATGGACACAAGGAATTTAAGTATTCGCCATACCAATTCATAAGCTGTTTTCTTAAATCAATGGCCTTACTTCTATTATAAGCTCTTTCAACTTCACTTCCATTTACATGGTGCAATATCATCTCAGCGATATCTTTGCCTATGCCAAGTTTTATAAGCTCGTTGCTTTTTTCTGTACATATACTCCTAAAAGTACTTCTAAATCCATGTATTGTATGTTTCAAATCATACATTTTGAAAAACTTGCTTGCAAAGTTATCGCTAATGCATTTATCAAAATTAAAAAACACATATTCTTTGTTTACATTAAACATCTTTTGTATTTGTAATATTTTTAATGCATATTCATTTAATGGGATAATATTTTCACCATTGCTTTTTACCTTCATATCTTCAGCTTGTATAACCCAAAGATTATTATCAAAATCTATCTCACTCCATTTAGCAAATCGTATATTTTTACTTCTTTGTGCTGTCAAAAGCGTAAAATAAATTGCATTTATAATATTCACATTAACCCTAGCTCTTTGCCTATACTCTTTCATACATTCAAGCATAAGCTTAACTTCTTTTTCTTCTACCAAAGCCTTAAAATGCTTCACACTGCAATCATCATTAATTAATCTATAGTACTTTTGTAAATCTTTCAAATCTGTAATAATATTAGTTTTTAATTCTCCTCTTTGTCTTGCAAGTTCTAAAATCCTGCAAATAAAAGCAATACTTTTATTTAAAGTTGAATAAATATTTTTTGAATTCATATGATCATAAATAGGAAGAAAGTCTTTCTTTTCTAGCAAATTAATAGGCTTTTCTCCTAGCATAGGCTGTATGTATTTTATAAAAGTCCCCTGCTCTTTTTTGATAGTAAAATATGAAAGTTTTTTCCTATAGTTTCCATATAATGATCATTTGCCATATTTAATGTAAATTTTTTATTCTTATTATCGATAAAATCCCCGCTTCTTAATTGTTGCAAAATCTTAATCGCTTCCTTTCTAGCTTCTGCAAGACTTAACAATCCTTTTCTAAACTCTCCTATGGTTATATATTTTTTTAATTTTTGCTCTCTAAGTTGAAAAACTTTTCTACCTGTAGGATGAATTTTTAAATAAAGCTCTTTTGGCTCACCGAGCGGAACTAAGTATTGTTTTTCCTTTATTTCTAATGCTTCTATATCACTTTGAGAGAGTGCCAT